CTTACCTGTTACTCCTTCTTCTGTTATAACTATATTATCATAGTCAATAAAACTATATTGATTTAAAAGTGTTTGTGCAGATTGTAAATCATACCACCTTGTTCCTGCAGCTGTTTCTATAACTGCATTACCATAGTAATCATTAAGTGGGTCTCCTACAGCTAAAAAATTCCATTTATCTTCTGCATTACATATATCGTAATAAGCTCTATTTATAGTATCTTTAATAAATTTTTGTATACCTAAAGCGCTAGTAAAAGTTGAAGAAGTTAATTCAACTTCATTAAGTTCTCGTAATATAGTATTACATAAATCTAAATATGTTCTAAATGGAGCAGCCATTTAAATTCCTTTTATGATAAGTTAAGTTTTAATTTATTAATAGGCATATCAGGATACATACTAGTATCTCCTTTTGTGCCCATTTCACTTTTATCACAATCTCTTCTTAAATCTACTTTACCATATTGTTTTGGATATTTATCTTTTCCATGGTCAACAGAGTTTACATTATTACCTTCCATAATTGATGGTTGGTGTCTTGCAATAACATCTTCGTAATTAATACCGTTTTTAACTTTTCCCATAATATTGTCCTTTTATAAAAAAGCAGGGATGAACTTAATCACCCCTGCGATTTGGTTTAGTCTATAGCGTAGACAGCTTTTATAATAGCGTCATCCCTAAGAACTTGTCTTCCATAAACATGAAGACCTCTAACGATATCACCAAAACTATTAGTGTCTCTTAGAGTCTCAATATTTAGGATTGACTGAGCAGTAGCTGTAGAAGACATGTGTCCTCCTAAGCATTGGCCAGTTGAGTTTGTACCAGTAACTGCAGGTACATTAGAAGATTTGTATAAAGAAAATCCTCTGATTTGACCAGAAGCTACTAATCCGTTTCTTACACCACCGTCACCTTGGTTAAAGTCAGATGACATTAGTTTTGAATCGGTGTCAGCTAGTTCTTCGTAGAACTCTGGTTTTGCAACGAACCATCTTCCTTCTTCAGGAACTTGTGAGTCATCTAAAAGTCTAGCCATTCTAGCCATAATTTTTAGAGGACTTAGCTCAGAACTTCCGTTACCCATATCTAATGGGTCATTAGTTCCAAAACTAGTTGATACAGAACCATTTCCATCACCTCCTAAGCGATGGTCTGGGCTTGACGTAGATACACCTGCAAACATTGTAGTTAATACTTCTGAATCCATTGTATCTTTTAGTGTGTATGCCGCACTTGAAGCACCTACTGATGCAAAGTTAACATGAGAAAGTCTTTCCTCAATGTCATCGACAATAAACTTAAATGAGTTTGCTTTGTCAATAACAAGTGTTAACTCTTGGTCAGTTAGGAATTGAGTTGCCGTAGAAGCTGCACGAGTGTATGCTGCGACAGTGATTGTCGGCTCTTTAATGATATTTACTGTATCACCAAAAGCAGAAATTTCACCTGCATAATCCGTGTTTGTAATAGCTTCAATTACAGATGATTTTCTAAAGAAGTTTTGAATCTTCTTCGAGAAAATTTCAGGAACGAAAAATTCATTCGTTTGACCCGAGGTACCCGCATTAAAGTTATTATTACTAGCTCCACTAGCATTTTGAAATACAGCCATAGTATTTCTCCTTTTCTAGTTGAGTTGTTGTTAAAAGTGCAACTACTATCTATAAGTTATTTAATAAGTCGGATTTCCAGAACCGCCGTAACTTCTTTTAGGATTATCATTTATGATACGTCCTTCAGACATTGCGTCAGTTATAGATTTTTCGTTCTTATCAAATTCGCTTTGAGACATAGCTGCGATTTGAGAACGAGTCCAAATCTTTTTAGAACCATATCCAACGTCTTTACTGTTCTTAATCTGAATCATTTCTGATGCAGGAACTAAGTCGCCTGATACTTCTTTTGATTTTGACTTGCCGACATCCTGTTTGAAAAGGTCAATTGCACGAGAGGCTAACGTCGCATTTGTAGCATTGCTATATATCCAACCTTTAATTTCTTCTGGTTGACTATCTGCCCATTGATGAAACTCATCAGATTCTCTAATTGTATTAAAGTCTGGATGAAGTCTAGCCAATGTAGATTCAGCTTCTTTTTTAGAAATCTCAGTATTTTTAGTTCGAAGAGAATTTATTTCTTCTTTTAAATCTTCCATTTCTTTAGTAGCTTGAGTATGAGCAACTGATTCAACTACATCATAAACATCTGGATAATTCTTTTTAAACTCTTTAAGTTCTTCTTTACTTTTAGGAGCTTGATACTTAGGTCGATTAGCTCTTAATTGTGCATGAAGTTCTTCTTCTTTTTGTTTAAACGTATTTACCTTATCGTCGTAATGTCGTTTTAAATCGTCATACCTTTTTTTATAGTCTACCTTTTTATAAGGTTGTGCTTCTACTTTAGCTTCTTCTTTTTCTTCTTCCTCATCTTGTACTCGACCTGTGTCAACTACAGTCTTTGGAGAATCTTTTTTATAAGCTATCGTATTAGCATCAGCAAAGGGTTGCTGTGACGCTTCGTCCATAGCATCATAATCAAGATAATTCTTTTTTTGATTATATGGATTAGCTTCTTGTTGTTCTTCACTTTCCTGAGAAGTAGCTCTTTTTTCGAAAAGAGGGGTCTCATTACTATCAGTCATTTCTTATCACCTTTCTTTGTTATTGTTGGGGTCTTACATCATTGTAAGAGTAGCCGAAAAATAGAGTGCCTTGGTGACGCTCAGGGTAGCTCTATTTGTAAAGCCTACTTATAAGGGTTGTTTAATAAACCGCCATAAGCAGCACTCATGATATCCGAAGGAGCATCTTCCATTTGTTGCTCTTCTTGGACATTCATATCTTTATCATAATCGTCTTCTGCTTTTCTCATCATCTTACGAAGTTTGTCTACACCTATTTGCTTAACTGCTTTAGCTGTAATTACAAACTCTCCGTCTGATAACATTGCAGGGACTGAGTCTGATGTACCTGTTCCTGGTCCTTCGACTTCGCCTTCACCAGTAAATTCTTGTGTTCCTTCAGTAGCTACTAACATTTTTGGAATAATATTTAATAACTCTGGAAATTGTTGCATTGCATTTTCTAAAATATTTTCTTCGTCTGATGATAACATAGAAGTATCTACATCAACATCTATTTCTGGCATGTCCATTTCTTCATTCATCATCATCATATTATCAGGCATTACCATATCTTGTTGACTTGGTTCTTCATTTTCTTGTTCTAGTAAATCTACTGGCATACCAGCATCTTGTGCACTTTGTAATTCTGGAATAACAATACCACCATCTTCATATGCACGGTATCCTGGGTCATCTACAATTTTTTCATCTAGTGCTGAAGATAAACCACCAGCAGCATACCTAGCTCTTGATGGGTCAAATAATCTTTGTGGTTGTCCAGGACCTTGTACTTCTCTTGGAGTTGCTGCAGAATATAAACCCATAGTAGGAGCTTTATCTTCTCCAACTACGTTATCAACAAGTTTATCTTGAGAGCCTGATTGTTGTGCTCCTGGTACTCTGTATAGTGCTGCGTATCCTGGTGTTGCCATTTATTTTTTCTTTCCTATAAAACCTTTTTTATGTAAGTTATATGTAGTAAGTTGGTCTGCAAAAACACTAAAAGTTCCCATAGGTTTTTGAGAAGAAGGCATTGATGCTCCTGTAAAACCTCCGTAGCTAAATTTTTTTCTTTTATTTTTTAGTTTTTTTACCATCTGAATATAAATTGTTAAAAGTTGTAAAAGGGTCTAAGTAACTTTCATGTTGTTCTGCAGAATGTATCCATTGAGATGGTGCAAAGTCAGGTGCTCCTTCTCCTGTTCTCCATAATGCAGGACTTGTAGCTCTTACTCTATTATTAGGTAAAGCAACAAAGTTACCAGTCCATTTTCCTGCGTCCATTAAATATAATACATGTGATTGTTTATGCTGTGCAGGGTCATCAGCAATATCACTATCAGTGTAGTCAACAGTAAATAAATATTTACCTTTGTAAAAGTTATTATCTATTTTACATAACCAAGGTGATGAACTAACTCTATTAAGAACAACTGCACTATGAGTTCTTGATTCACAGTCCCAAGGTTGACATAAATGGTCTTCCATTGGTTCTGGCCATTCATCATACGGTATGTCTGCAACTAATGCTTGTATAGGCATTCTTGCCCACATAGCACCACCGTGTATATTTTCATCTGGTCCATCTTCAGAATCTATTTCACATCCTGTGAATACAACTTGAAAACTTAAAGACCTGTCGGGTATAGTATTTACTGCAAAAGCTAGTGCGTGTATATATTCGCCGTGATAGTTAGAATGATTAGCAGTAAACTCTTTACGCACCCAACATTTAAAATGGGGTACGTTACTTATTAGAAAGGACACTACCTACCTTTGCTGACTTTCCCGCCCTTTGAATACATTTTTGTGCCTTTGACTTTACCACCTTTGGCCATCATTTTGGTTTTTTTAACTTTACCACCTTTAGCCATCATTTTGGTTTTCTTTTTAGCCATGCCACCTTTAGCCATCATTTTAGTTTTTTTAGCCATACCGCCTTTGGCCATCATTTTAGTTTTTTTCTTTTTCACTACAGCTCCTCCTTTGTTAAATTCATAATCCAATTTAGGCATTGGAATTTTTAATACATTTACATTAACTGGTGATGATGGTTTATAACTTTTTAATTTGTTATCTCTACCATAAACTCCAGTAACTTTAATAAATCTTTCATCTTTTACTTTTGTCATATTGTCGCCCTTTAATTATTATTATTATTATTCTTGAGATTGTCCTGGAGGTGTATCAGTTGTTCCAGTAAATTCCATTTCCCCTGGCTGCGAAACATTGCCTGTTCCGATTGTGCCATTGCCAGTTCCTTGACTGTCAGTTCCTGCAACTTCTGGAGGTACTCCTTCATTCCCTGCCATTGCGGACTCGACACCAGGACCTTGAGGTTGTTCTGTTCCTTGTTGCTGAGCATTTTGTAATCCTATAATTTTAGCATATATCTCAGCAGCTGCTGGGTCATTAATGACTTCATCAGGGTCTAGGTCTAAGCTATACGCAAGTTCTTTTATTATTTCAGAAATCTTAACGAATGGTGCAATCGCTGGATTCTGAACAGTTTGTAAGAACATTGTTAGCCTTTGAGACCTAACTTCTTTTTGCATCAGACTAGCTGTGCCTGTAGCTCTAATCTCTAAGTCACCTTCAATGTTTAAGTCGCCATCGTAAAATTGCATATTCCATTGAAAAAAACTTTCACCAAGTGGTCTTAGTAAATAATCATCAATGTTTTTAATAACAGTTTTTACGTTCAAGTTCGCTGCACTTAATAACATAGACATACCAGATGCAGTTCTTGTCATACTTTGCACACCAGTTTGTCCGTGAGAGTACGACGGAATACCTGTTGATTCATCAGCAAGTTGTCTAAACTTATCGAACATCATCATGTTCTCAGTTGCTGTGTTTGGAAACTTAAGTCCATGTACAGCTTGTCCAGGCATACCTGCTTGTCTTCTAAATATTTTTCCAGGATACACATCCATTGACTGACCAGCTACAAGTGCTGATTCATCTATGTCAAAAACAAGTGAACCTGATAAAGCAAGGTTGTCTATTGCCATCCTTGCATGTCCATTCATAATAGCTTGAGCATCTGACATATTTTCTGGAACACCTATTCCAAAAAAGCTGTAAGGGTTTCTTTCGTATGGAAACGAATGATAAGGTAATCTGTAAGGTTGGAATGGATTAAGAACCATTCTTAATACTTTACCTTCTGTTACCCAAGCATTAATTTGTAATTCATTTTCTTCTGTAAACTCTTCTGGAACTCTTAATCCAGATTCTTCTAGAGTTGTTTTATCTACGATACCCCAATATTCAAGAACTTCAAATCTAGAGTTACTTTCACTTGATTCATAAGTTTCATCACCTAAATCTAAATTAGATTCAAAACTTCTATCTTGATAGTTAGGGCCATCTTCTAAAGCAGAAAGTACTGCTTCTTTATCAAAGAATGGTCTGTTCAGCAAATTCCTTAGTTGATTTCTATTAAATTTATGTCGCTGAATTGTGAACTCACATTCTTCAATACTTGTTGCATTAGGGTCTGGATAAAAATCCCAAAGACTTACATGTTCTAACTTTGGTACTTTTACTTGTTTTGGATTGTATTGTCTAAAACCTTCTTCATTCTTATCATATACATGTAGTGTTTTATGAAAGGTAAATGGACCTTTTACAATCCCAGTTCCTAATAATACTGATTCAAATATTGCATTTCTTAATTCACTAGAACCATTTGATTCTTCTATTTCATCGTGAATAAGTCTTTCCATTCTACGAGCTGCTATCTGAGCTGGTTTTATTTGAGCCATCTCAGGCATAGGTGCTGGACCTTCTTGTAAATCTGCACCTTCGTATTCTTTTGTAAGAGAGGCTAAAAACTCTTCATTTAAAGCTTCAAACCTAGTACCAGGCTCTAGGGCTTTCCCATCCCCTTCAAAACCAATTGGAGTAGCCATTGGTGTTGGGGCAGGAGTCTCTGTACCCATTCCCATATTTCCTTCGATAGTTGGGTCGGGTTGCTGAAGACCGTCACCTAGCTGCTCTTTTAGGGGATTAAGATGTGCAAAAGTTGCTACACCTTCTGGTATTTTAGTTTCTTCTACGGAGATGGGAAACTTGTTGGCAGAAAACAGAACATCTGTAATTTGTCCGTAAGCTGCTAATACTTTGGTTTTTGTTACTTTTACAAAGACTCTAGACTTTTCATGGTCTCTAAATTTAACATTCTTATAATATCTACCACGATAATTGTGATAAGCTTCTAACCATCTATCCTCATCACTTCTACGAGCAGTTTCACAGTCATAAAACTTTCTATAGATATAGGAAGAAAGTTTAGACTTTTCCTCTTCTTTTTGAATATCGTCTGCTGATGCTGGTTCGTCTTGTTTACTATCTTGTGTATAATCTACCATAGTTCCCCTTAATATTGTATATATCCCTGTATTCTATTATACAGTCATTATTTAGTTTTGTCAAGTAGTTTTT